AAAAACGGTAAGCATATGAACCACTCAACAGCAATGCACCTTGTAAAGATGTACCCAAAGTACAGGAACAAAAATATAAAGCTAGGCCGCTTAGAGAAACGATTTTACTTTACAGACAATGTTCCTTTTGATGAAATCGATAAAATTGAATATCTTGAAAAAAAATACGTTAAGCTAGAATCTGAGTTTTTAGAATTAAATAAGAAGATTGACAACCCATTGGTTAACCTTGTGTTAGATGTGCCAACACACAGAACGCAGGAAATGAAAAGTAAAATAAAAGCAATAAAAAATACTTGGCTTAAGAACATAAGGTAAGTGCACGACATATGAGGGGAGTGCGGACATTTTTTTGTGCTAGGAGTAGGCAAGGATTAAAATGCTCCCCTTATACATAAAAAAAGGAAAGGGGCGGTTCACTATAAATTAATCCCTTGAAGGGAAACACTTTTGGTTAAATACAAGCTGACCCCTTTTTTTTAAATATTTATAATATGAAGTTTATACCATACGAGTACGATTTAAAAAATGAATATCTTGACAAACTCAAAGACCAGCGCAAGGCAAAAAAAGCAAATAAGTTGAGAGCATTTGGCACACCTAAGAAAAAAAAGAAATGATACAAAAAGTTAAGATTACAGAGATATTCTCAAATCCAAACAATCCGCGTTTAATAAAAAAGGACAAGTTTGAGAAATTAGTCAAGAGCATTAAGGAGTTCCCTGAGATGCTTCAACTGCGCCCTATTATAGTTAACAGCGATATGAATATATTAGGCGGTAATATGAGATTCAAGGCTTGTCAAGAGCTTGGTTTTAAAGAGGTGTATATAATTAAAGCCGAAAAATTAACTGATAAGCAGGTGCAGCAATTTGTAATCAAAGACAATGTAGGTTTTGGGGAATGGGATTGGGACATACTCGCTAATGCTTGGGACACTAGAGAATTAAAGGACTGGGGAATGGACGTATGGCAAGGAGCACAAGAAGATGACTTATTTGATGTAAATGATTCAGAAATTGACTCCTTATCTAAAGAGCCAAGAATGACAGATGACGATTATTCGCTTTTTGAATTAGTAATGTTGCACGAAAACAAAATTATTTTTTTGGAATTATTAAGCAAAATAAAAAAAGAATACATTTTCGAAAAACAAGAAGAAGCGTTAATGGAAATTATCAGAGTTTATAAAAATAAATAAAAAAATGAATAATAAAAAAGTATTAGTAATAGGGGGAACATCAGGGTTTGGTCTAGGTATTGTACAGACTTTGAATAAAAACGGTTTCAATGCTATTCCATTAGGAACAACATCTTTGCCCAAAGTAGACGTAATTGATACTGATACATTAAAGCAATTATTTGAAACTGAAAAAGATATTGATTCAATTATTTACGCATCAGGTATTGCTATTGGTAAAGAATATGTTTCTAATAAAAGTATTCTTGATATGGAAAAGGTTATTCAAGTGAATACTATTGGTTTATTAAAAGCATTAAAATACTCTTATAAGCCACTATCAAAGAGTAAAGGTAATTTTATTTACATTGGGAGCATAGCAAGTGAGTTAAGCTATGTAGGCGGCGCTGATTATTGTGCATCTAAAGCAGCCTCAACAACTATAATGAAAACCATAAGAAAAGAATGGTTGGGCACGGGTATTAAAACAACAACTATTGAATCAGGATTAGGCAATACTAATTTCTTGAAAAGAAGATATAACGGAGATACTGAAAAAGCAGAAAAACACATTCAAGGTATAAGAGCAATTGAACCCGAAGATATGGGTGAATTGGTTTTATCAATAATGAAATTATCAAAGCACGTTAATATGGATGAAGTGGTATTTAAACCTATTGATTTTGCTTCACACGGTATTTCAATAAACAACGCAACTAAACAATTTTAAAATGACTTCAGGATTTGAGATATTTGAAAACTACAACGGTTTTATAACAACAGACGAAGAAGGTACTAATGTATACGGCTGGGAAAATTGGAGTAAAAAAAGAATTGAATCAACAATAAATCTCAACGGTGGTGGTATTTATGGTTATGTAGACAAAGGTCAAATATTGATAAAAGAGGAAGATAGGGAGTTTATACTAAATGAAGGTGAATGGTTCACAACTCGCTACAACGCTTCTATTGACATAATAAGTTCAACCTATAGGTTTTGTGCTTGGCAGAAAGAAGGTTACTTAGGAGCTATGTCAAAGGGCTTAGTGGAAGATTTTGGTAGGTTAAAATACATTGACGGTTGTAGAGATTCTATTTTATCAAATCCTATTAAATTAGGCCTTCCTTGTATGAATGCTTTATATATGCCCGAAGGTGTTAACCAAACAATGCACACACACCCATCAACGCGCTCAGGATTTATATTTAAAGGAGGGGCTAAATGCGAAACACCTGAAGAAACATATGAATTAAAAGCTGGTCAAATATTCTTTTTAAAAAAAGGAACTCAACATAAGTTCAGGTCAGACCACGGAAAAGATATTACAATGAAGTTAGTTGCTTATCACCCTGATTCAGATTTTGGTGCTACTGATGAAAATCACCCAATGCTAAACAAAACAATTGTGAACGGTATTTCAGCAAGTAAATTAAATGACATTAGAACTAAATAATGAGGGCAAGAAAAAAAGAATATACTGAGGTAAATGTTTTTGATGCAGGGTGTGAAAGAATAAAGTATCTATTTACTTCTTTTGATAATGTAGTAGTTAATTTTTCGGGAGGAAAGGACAGTACTTGTATCTTAAATATGACTTTAAAAGTAGCAAAAGAACTTGACAAAAAAGTGATTGTAAACTTTTACGATGAAGAAGCTATACACCCACCGACAATTGAATATGTTGAAAGAGTTTCTAAAATAAAAGATGTAACATTAAATTGGTATTGTCTTGAGTTTAAGCACAGAAACGCTTGTTCAATAGAACATCCTTATTTTTATGGTTGGGATAAAAACGAGACTGATTTATGGGTTCGTGAAATGCCTGATTTAGATTGTGTAATAAGTGAACATACAAACTTTAAAAAAGGTCAAAGCTGGCAAACCTTCAGTGAAACATTGCCAAATAAAAGTGACGGTACAACAGTTACTCTTACAGGTGTAAGAACACAGGAAAGTTTTAGAAGAATGAAAGCTGTGTCAACTAAAAAAAACGACAACTATATTTCAAGAAACGGTCATACTGCAATAGCTCATCCAATTTATGATATGAGTAGTGAAGATGTTTGGTTATGTGTGAAAAAATTTGGCTGGGATTATAATCGTACTTATGATATAATGAACCAAACAAAAATGTTTGAAGGTTACCTCGCTCAAAGAGTATGTCCTCCATTTGGTGAAGAATCATTAAGGGGTTTATGGATGTACTCACAATGCTTTCCTGAAATGTGGCATAAAATGCTAAACAGATGTGCAGGCGTTGCAACTGCTTGGAGATATGCAAACACAGATATTTATGGGTATGGAAACATAGAGAAACCAAGTTCAACCACTTACAAAAAATGGTCTAACATTTTAATTGACAGTTATGAAACTGAAGAAGTTATTTTAGTAAAACAAAATATAAATTCAATTATCAAAAGACATTATGACAAAACAAACGACAAGATACCTGATGAATCCCCACACCCATTAACGGGTACTGGATGGAAGTTTATTTGTAAGCTAATAATAAAAGGAGATTTGAGGGGTAGAACGGGACCAACCTTAGAAAATAATGCTATTACTGAACAAAAGAAATTAGGCATAAATTCCTTTGACGAAGCTGTTATGAGATTCGGCAGTGAAGAATATAAAAACAAAAGATTTAAAAATAAATGAAACAGCCATTAGACAAAATCACTTGGTTAGATAGAGAAAAATTAAAGCCAAACAATTACAACCCTAACAAGGTAGCTCCGCCTGAATTAAAACTCTTGAAGATATCTATATTAGAAGACGGTTGGACACAGCCCATAGTAGTTAACCCTGACTATACAATTGTTGACGGGTTTCACAGGTGGACAGTTTCAGGGCATAAAGAAATTTACGCTCTAACGGACGGGAAGATACCAACCGTTATGGTGGAGACAAAAGATGTATCACAGCAAAAGATGGCCACTATACGCCACAATAGAGCAAGGGGCACACACGGAGTATTAGCAATGAGCGATATCATTACCAGTATGGTTGAAGAAGGTATTACAGGCCAAGAAATTATTAAAAGGCTGGGAATGGAAAAAGAAGAAGTGGTCAGGTTATTATTCAGGTCAGGCATACCCAAGAGCGAAGTGTTTAAAGACGCAGAATTCAGCAAATCTTGGAAACCTAAGTAAACATTATGACAAAATCTGACATATTAAAAGAGACTTTAATAACAGCCCTAGAGAAATCATTAGGCGTAGTCACCACAGCTTGCAAGAATGCAGGTTGTAGCCGTGAAACCTTTTACAAGTATTGTAAGGACGATGAGGTCTTTAAGGAGAAGGTAGAAGACATATCAAATA